GTCATTTTTTTACGCGAGTCTCATTTTCGATTTACTAAATTTGACCGAATTTTGGACAATTCTGGCAGAACCGCAGGTAGAGACCCCTCCGTTTTCAAGAGATGTTGGCGGATTTTGACCGAAAGCCGCATATCATCTCACCGAGGAGAGCCGGGAGGCCCTAGCAGCGGAGGCCAAGTGGCAAGAGAGTTCGCCAAGGCGTTCTACCACTCGTCCGCATGGCGCAGGAACCAAGCAGCGTACATGCGCAAGGCAGTGGAGACGCCCTTCGGCACGGTGCCGCCGTACATGTGCGAGCGGTGCTACGAGCAGGGGAGGCTCGTGCCAGCCAAGGTCGTACACCACAAGGTGCACCTCAACCCCAACAACATCACCAACCCAGAGATCACCCTCAGCTTCAACAACTTCATGCGCCTGTGCCAAGACTGCCATGCGGCCGTCCACTCTGGCACGGAGGCACCGAGGTGCTCGTTCGACGAGCACGGCAACGTCATACGTAAGGAGCAGTAGTGGACGAGGACTTCATAGCCGGCATCTTCTGGGCGGTCAAGCACGCGGGACTCGAGGACGTCATCGACGACCTCATCGAGTACCTGCGCAGTGGCAGGGGAGAGCTCGAGGACAGCCCGATAACCCGCGAGGCCGTGGCCTACGACAGGCTCGACGCCACGATCTGGCAAGGGCTCGTGCAGGCGTTCGGCGACTACGACCGCACGCCGCGCGACGGGTGGGTCGACGCGACCGACGAGGCGGCAGAGTGGCTCAGCGACTGGGCTGACAGGACGTATCGGTGGGAGGAGCTGTAGTGGCACGCAAGAAGGAGGAGGGGACCGAGCGCATCAAGCGGCTCCGCGAGGAGGCCGAGAAGCTGTCCGGCATCGACCGCGCCCTGCTCGACGACATGCTCATCGAGTACGACGCCCTCGCCACCATGACGGCCGGGCTTCGCCTCGACATCATCGACGAGGGCGTGATGGTCGAAAAGGAGGTCGGCTCGGTGAACAACCGCCACATGGAGACGGTGGAGAACCCCAAGTTCACGACCTACCAGAAGGCCATCGCCCGCATGGGTGACCTCGCCAAGAAGGTGTCCGACTTCGCCAAGCGCAGCGAGAACGACGAGGAGGAGGACGAGCTTGTCAGCTTCATCCGTGGCTAAGTACGTCGACGCTCAGGGGAGGACGGACGCGGAGCTGTACCTCATGGGCGTGCTCGACGGTTCGATAGTCGCTGGCAACAAGCTCAAGATGCTCGCCGAGAAGATGCTCCCGCGCATCAGGGACGGATACAAAATCTGGCACTACGACACCGCGTTCGCGACGCGACCCGTGGCCTTCGTCGAGCGCTTCCTCAGCATCCCGTCCGGCAAGCTCGGCGTGCCGTTCATCCTCGAGCCCTACGAGCGCATGATCGTGGAGCTCGGCTTCGGCTTCGTCGATGACAACAACATCCGCGAGTTCCAGTACGAACTCGTGGAAGTTGCCCGCAAGAATGGAAAGACGTCACTCGTAGCCGCGCTCGAGCTCTACATGCTGCTCGCGGACGGCGAGGGCGCTGCTCAGATATACAACGCGGCAACCTCCAAGGCGCAGGCGTCGCTCGCCTACGGCGCGGTGTGGCGTATGGTGCGCCAGAGCCCCAAGCTCAGGAAGCACCTACGCAAGGGCACCGTCACCGAGCGTGCCGAGAGCGGCATCATCTGCGACGGCTCGATGGGCTACATAACTCCTCTGTCCAAGCAGTCCGACCACCTCGACGGCCTCGACGTCCACATGTGCGCGTTTGACGAGATGGCCGCAGCCGAGGACCGCTCCGTCTTCGACCTCATCAGGCAGGGCACGGGCGCACGTCGCCAGCCGCTCATGATGGCAATCACGACGCAGGGCTTCGTGCGCGACAACCTCTGGGACCACGAGCGCGAGTACGCGGTGAAGTGGCTCAAGGGCGAGATAGAGGACGACCGCTTCCTCGGCATCCTGTTCGAGATGGACGACCGCTCGGAGATCTACGACGAGGCCATGTGGCCAAAGGCCAACCCCGGCATCGGCACGGTCAAGTCGGTGGAGTACCTCCGCTCGCAGGTCACCAAGGCCAAGAACGACGCGAGCTACCTTCCCACCGTGCTCACCAAGGACTTCAACCTTCCCGCGAACCAGGCAACGGCGTTCCTCACCTTCGAGGAGGCGGTGAACACCACGACCTTCGAGTTCGACCCGAGGGTCTTCAAGTACTGCATCGTGGGCATCGACGCGGCCGACACGCTCGACCTCAACGCCGCCACGGCGCTGTTCATGCGACCCGACGACCAGCACATCTACCGCCGCTCCATGTACTGGATCGCAGAGGAGCAGGTGAAGGTGAACAGCAACAGCCAGCGCGGCAGGGACGGCGTGCCGTACCTCGAGTGGGCTGACCGTGGCCTCATCCGCATCGTGCCCGGCAACAGGGTCGACCATCGCTGCTTCCTCGACTGGATACAGGAGCTCGCCGACGAGGGCATGTACACGAGGGCCATCGGCTACGACCGCTGGGGCATGCGCGAGATACGCGACGACATGAACATGCTCGTGGGCGAGGCGAACGTGATCCCCATCGCGTTCGGTCCTCAGTCGCTGTCGACGCCCATGAAGGAGCTCAAGGCCATGATGCGCGACGGCCTGCTCATCGACAACAACAACAGCGTCGACCACTGGTGCAACATGAACGTCACGGCCAAGGTCGACGTGAACGACAACGTGCAGCCCATCAAGAAGTCCGGTGCCACCACGCGCATCGACGGCTTCGCCGCCCTGCTGTGCGCCTACAAGGTGCTCATGGACCGCTGGGACGACTATCAGGTTGCCGTCAACTCATAACCGCAGGTAGATGGGGGCGGCGCTTCCGTCCACTGGACAGAAGTGGCAACTGGTTAACAGTTTGATATTGCAGTATGGTCAAGACATGGGATTCCTGTCTAGATTCTTCCCGCGCCAGCAAGCTGCGGCACAGGGCCCTCCACTCCCCATTGGCTACACTACGTTCACCGAGTACGCCCCGAGCTTCGCGACTTGGGACGGCACGCTCTATGAGCAACTGCTGACAAGGACGGCAGTGGAGCGCTTTGCGGTGGCGTGCTCATCCCTCAAGCCAGAGGTTGTGGGGAACCCCAAGACCAAGCCCAAGGTGCGTGCGCTCTTCGAGTCAACTCCCAACGAGTACTCGACGTGGCCGCAGTTCATCCGCAGGGTAGCCACCCTGTACGAGACGGACACCACCGCCTACATCCTTCCCGAGCTCGACCAGAACCTCGACGTCGTGTCGCTCCACGCGGTGAAGCCAGACTACGTCGAGGTCTGCGAGTACATGGGGCAGCCGTGGGGTCGGTTCTACCTACCGAACGGCCAGATGATGGTCATCGAGTGGCGCTATGTGTGCATACTGGCCAAGTTCCAGTACCTCAGCGACTACTTCGGCGGCGGCAACGAGCCGCTCGACCCGACGCTGGCCCTCACGGACGCGCAGAGGCAGGCCGAGGAGCTCGCCGTCAAGAACGGCGCACGCATCCGCTTCATCGGCCAAGTCACCTCCATGACGCATGAGGACGACCTGCGCAAGAAGCGCGACCGCTTCGCGGCAGACAACCTCGGGCCCGGCAACACCAGCGGCCTCATGGTCTACGACTCCACCTTCAACAAGATAGAGCAGGTCAAGGAGGACCGGTTCACCCTCGACCCCGACGAGATGTCGCGCATCGAGAACAACGTCTTCGACTACTTCGGGACGAACCGGGCGATACTGCAGAACTCCTTCACCGAGGACCAGTGGAACGCCTACTACGAAGGCAAGGTCGAGCCCTTCGCGGTTGCTCTCTCTGAGGGCCTCTCCAACGTGCTGTTCACGCGCACCGAGCGCAAGCACGGAAACCGCTGCATGTTCAGCTCGAACCGCCTTCAGTACGCATCCAACTCCACCAAGCGTGCCATGGTCTCCGACATGATCGACCGAGGCATCCTGAGCATCAACCAAGCCCTCGAGATTCTCCAACTCCCGCCCATCCCCGGCGGCGACGTCCGCCTCGTCCGTGGCGAGTTCTACCAAGTGGACGAGATGGGCAACGTGGTTGTCACCTCCGGTGGCGACCCCAACGCCAGCAAGGACGAGCCGCGCGAGGAGTCTAAGGACGACAAGGACGACCCCGAGGACGACGACAAGACAGAGGAGGCAGACGATGCCGTTTAAGCCAGAGGAGCGGCAGTACCGTAACTTCGCCGCCTCGAACTTCCAGCCCGTCACCCGAGAGGATGACGCCGACGAGAAGCCGTCGTATGTCGTGCGCGGCTACTTCACGACGTTCAACGAGCCGTACCTGCTCGACCGCGACTTCTACGAGACCATCTCGCCCCGCGCGTTCGACGACTGCGAGATGGACGACGTGATCCTTCAGATGAACCACGACGGGTTCGTGTACGCACGCACCCGCAACGGCTCGCTGAAGCTCGGCTTCGACGAGCACGGCGGCTACTGCGAGGCCGACCTCAGCGGCACCAAGCAGGGCCGCGAGGACCTCTACGAGGCCATCACCAACGGGCTCATCGACCGCATGAGCTTCGGCTTCATCATCGCAGATGACGGGTTCGAGTTCGACGAGGACGAGGACGGAACCATCCGCTCGACCGTGACCCGCATCAGCAAGCTTTTCGACGTGTCGGCAATAGCGGGCTTCCCCGCAAACCCCGGCACCGAGATACACGCCCGTAGCTACCTCGACGGAGCGATCGAGGCCAAGCACCAGAAGCAGCAGGAGTTGCTGCGTCGGGCAGAGCAGCGGAAGAGGACAGCCGCTGCACTCGAGCTCATCGAGCTCATCTAGTAGACACAGCAACGCCAAGCAGAAAGGAGTGGACCATGGAGTTCACCCCCTACGACGCGGTGGCCTACCGCGCCCTCGACCGCGACGCCTTCGAGGCTCGCCGTCAGTCCATCATCGACCTCCTCACCGCAGACGAGCTGCCCGAGGGCGTCACCGAGGAAGACCTCTACGCCGAGCGCGACCTCATCATGGCCGAGGCCGAGCGCCGCAACTCCGCGACGCAGCTCCGCAACGCCTCCCTCGCCGCCGTCGCCAACGGTGCCGGCAACGTCGTCGCTTCCAGCGACGCCGCCGCTGCCCCCGCGCCTGCGCCCAAGCCTCGCCACGAGATTCGTGACGTCACGCGCCACGCCTACACCGACTCCATCGAGTACCGCCGTGCCCTCGCGCAGCACATCCTGCGCCACGCCCCGATGCCCGGCGAGATGATCGCCAAGGCCCGTCAGGAGCGTGCGGCCCACGCCATCTCCATCTCTGGTGACTACACCGAGGTCGCGGACTTCTCCAACACCTTCTCGACCAATGTGGCCATCCCCAACTCCCTGAATGAGGCCGTCATCCGCGAGGAGCGCGAGTACGGCAACATCATCCACAAGGTGAACGAGGTCCACGTTCAGGGCGGCATCACCTACACCGAGGCCGACCTCACCATCGACTACTCGTGGATTGGTGACAACCAGGTCACCGACTACCAGCAGGACCGTGACGGCACCACGTTCTCCTTCACGTGGCACCAGCTCGAGGCCCGCTTTGCCCGCACCATGCTTGCCGACGCCCTCATGCGCGACAACTTCAAGGAGCTCCTCGCTCCCGCGCTCGCCGAGGGTGCCGTCAAGGCCAAGGAGGCCGCAATCCTGCGCGGCAACGGCAACACCCAGCCTCTGGGCATCCTGAACGACCAGCGCCTCATCGGCTTCGGCACCGAGGGCACGCAGGGCTACATCGCTCCTCGCGCCGCCATCATCGAGGTCACCAAGGAGCAGGTCGACTCGTGGGAGTTCTGGCACAGCCTGCTCTACAACAGCGCCGTGTTCAACCGCCTCTATCGCCAGAAGGGCGAGTGGGTGCTCGGCGACTCGACGTGGGGCCTGCACGTCGACCTCCTGCACGACGACAACAACCACCCCATCTACAAGACCGACCCGCTGAACGACGAGCAGCCGCTCAAGCTCCGCAACCGTCCGGTCAACCTCGTCGAGGACGCCCTGCTGCCCTCCTTCGACGACGCCGCTGACGGCGAGGTCTTCGGCATCTTCGGCAACCTGAAGAACTACACCATCAACACCCAGCCCGGCATGCCCATGAGCGTGATTAGCTGGGACGACCACGAGACGAACACCAAGAAGACCAAGGTGCTCACCGCCCTCGACGGCCGCGTGGTCAACCCCTACGGCTGGGCTCTGCTCAAGAAGAAGGCCAGCGCCTAATGACCACCGTCAAGGTGCTCAAGTCCTTCTACGACCTCGTGGCTGACCGCAACCGCGAGGTGGGCGAGAGCTTCGACGTGTCCGACGAGCGTGCGGCCCACATCGCCGCCAAGCTGCCGGGCTACGTCGAGACCAAGAAGAAGGCGGCACCGCGCAAGACGAAGGCCGCCACCAAGGAGTAGACATGTCACTTCTCGACGACGCGAGGCTCTGGACGAGGGTCACGGACGAGGTCTTCGACCCCGAG